GTTTGTGGTTACACCATCAATCAAACCTGTCTCAAAGTAATCTTTGATTGCGTATACATCTGCAGTATCAAGAAAAATTTTCATGATAAATTATCTCTTCTCGTATTATATATGCTAACTAATCGATTGTCCATGAGGCCAAGGATTACTGAAATCCATTGGTGGTTGTGGTTCAAACGTTGTAGGAAGTTTCACGCCAGTAGGATTATCAATCTCTTCTTGCGTGGGAATGATAAGTCTAATAGGAGTTCCTTCCCTCTCAAACTCCTCATTCATTTTGATATATGTTTCAGGAGTAATCTTTTCAGTCTTTTGATTGATGGTCATACTCAATAACAATTCTTTTACATCTACTAGTTCTATCAGAAACCTCATAGTATTTTAAAGTTCCATCAATATCCTTCGCAATCTTTTCGAGTCTCCATCCTAGAGACCACATTGGATGTTTAGATTCAGTCACGTTGTCTCCAGTCATCAGGTTTATCTCTTTGGAACCAGTCTACAATTTCGTCGGCACTGCCAAACCCCGTTCTGTGATTGGATGGGTCGGGGTCTCCTAGTCCCATCCTATTCATAAAATCATCCATACCACCCTCTTGCATGTCGGGGTTTGCTGCTTGGCGTCTTGCCTTTCGCAACCATTCCCTAGCAGTAGTATTTGCCTTGGACAGTTTCTCTGCCCAAATCATGTCCTCTAGATTTACTTCCTCTTTGTTTGCAATCTTCTTACAGATGGACTCTAGTCTTAGTCTGTACTGAGTAGATAGCATACTTATTCTTCCGATAGATAGTGCTCTAGTTGGTTGATCCTGGTGAATTCTTCATGCGCTGCTTCTGAACGCATGTGAAGCACATCACGGATGTCGTCCATGATGAATGTTGGATCAATACCATCATCTAGATATTTATCTATAGATTCCTTAAGATAACGATACCTATGCCACTCTGGTGAATAAGGTTTGTAATGCATGACAAATGATTAGATGAAAATATTTAGAAGCCAGTTACAGGATTTGAACCAGTGACCTGCTGTTTACAAGACAGCTGCTCTACCACTGAGCTAAACTGGCATTTCCTGCACCATATTATAAGATATTATTTTGATGATGTCAACTCTCCACCCTCACGAATCATATATTCCACAGTGATAGCAACGTCTTTCATTGCTGTATCTAACTTTTCACTCTGACCAGACTCCATTTTAGAAATAGGACGCCTATCATCCAACAAAGTCCACCTCCACAATTCTAGTTCTTGACAGTACCACAGATTAATTTTCATTGGCTGCCTTCTCTTCCTTTACTTTTTTGAAGTAGAGTTTGTAGTATCTCTGCTTGATTGTATCTAGCGTATTCATATCTTCTTCAAATCCCATGTACTTTAAATGTTGATATGAACCTTCAAGTTCACTAATCAAAAGAAGTAGGTTCGTTGAGGTAACTGAAAACCCACCGAACCTATAGTTGCGAGAATCTTTTCTCTGTTCTCTAGTCATTCTTTGTAATAGACAACGACTCAAGTAGGATTCGAACCTACGACCGACTGCTTAGAAGGCAGTTGCTCTATCCAGCTGAGCTATTGAGTCATAAGGGTATTATACAATACCCAGATTTAGAAGTCAACTGAGAACTAACTTCCTAGTGTAATCGTATGCAAAGTATTGACGATTACCCTTGATACCCCACCCTAACCAGTAGTAGGCACCAACCATATATTGATCGATGGATTGACCACGACCTTGAAATTCTGGCAGCACTTTTTGAAATTGATTTTCGTTAATCATATAACGAGTTTGGCATTCCAGAGTGCTGGGATTACAACCGTATTTTTTAGCGAAGTTTCCTAACCCCAGATAACGCTTCTCAGTGGTCCACTGAATGAGTCCGTAACCACCGCTATGGCAACTATGGTAAGGAACTCTAGCACCTCCCTCGCATATGTTGGAATGGAAGTTGCTTTCTTGTTTAATGTTTCCCAGGATTGTCGCAAGGGCATTGCGGTCTGTAATTTTTGTTTGTTCTTGGAGTTGTTTAAGGACATACTTCTCGTTGTCGTTACAGTTGGGACACTTCCAAGATACGGGGATAACTGGCAACTCCACTGGAGGAGGTGGCATCACAGTCTTTTCATTGACCGTCGATGCAAATGCTGCGAGTGCAGCACTAGCACCCCACATCAGTGTCAGATTCGTCAGTGGTTTCATCATATTTAAAATAGTCTTTACGATAATAACGTCCCAAGATATTGCTATTATAGAAGGCAGGAGTGCCGTCTGTCAAGCTCTCGGTCAGTACGTTATTTAGAAAGAGTTGTCGTGTCTCTTCGTAATTACATTTTCCAACGCTTGTGTGGAGGGAGAGGATTTCTCGGTCAAACGATAACCTCCCATTCCGTTTAACATCCTCAGAAAGCTCTGGACAACTGCCGTAGTATTTTTTCCAGTTACTTTCAGATGTAACTCTCCTCCTCCTTGTCCCAGACCCTTGATTAGTAGCTCTAGGCTTTCGTTTTTGCCAGAAATATTTTCTTCCGATGTACTTTTTACCGTTGGACTTATTGGTAATACAGTAAACAAACCCAAAGTGGCTCCCAATACCGCTCCCGTCAAAAGGGGTGCCGTGATATATCCAGGGATTTTCATAGTCACACATCCAAGTATTAAAAAAGGTTCAGATAATATTTATCCGAACCTTAGCAAAGATATTCTACATAAAAAAAGAGAGGGTGTCAAGCCCTCTCTCTATTTTACTTTTTCTTATTTTTCGCTTCGATCTCTTTGTTCTGTCTCATAATTTCTTTGATGCTACCAGAGATGCCAGTGAATCCATCCTTAGAAGGATCAGTCTGTTTCTTGGAATCATCCTTATATCCACCAGCAGCACGGGCAGCAGCACGATTCTCATCAAGGATGTTAGTGATTTCCTCATCAGTGAGTTCCATCATCACTTCCTCAGCATCATCTAAGGTGCATACATCATACTCCAGCAGGTAGTCCAGAACAATATCAAACTCGGTATCTTCACCAAGTCTGTTAGCAGCAGCACCAGAGACGTTAGAGATGCCTCTAGCGGTCTTTCCGACTGCCTTCTTCAGTCCAGACTTGATGGCACTACCAACTCTTCTCAGGAGACCTCTCTTGCGGGTTGCAGTGCCACTGGAAGCAGTAGAACCACCACCAGAGGAAGAACCACCACCAGAGGAAGAACCACCACCAGAGGATCCACCAGAAGAACTGGAAGAAGAAGCAGGCTTGCTGCTACCACCACGAACATCTTTCAGAAGACCATCCAGTTTACCCTTGGTTCCGTCATCACTAGAAGAACTAGACGATGCGGGTTTCGATTGAGGTTTGGTCTGAGACATTGCTTGTCTCTTCGCTTTGATGCGTCCTGCTTCATAACCACCTTTAGCAGCACCAGCGACCTCACCTGCGGCAGCGGCACCCTTAACGGCAGCTTTCTTGGCAAGAGAAGCACCACCTCTGGCAGCAGCACTGACTGCCTTACCAGCAGTCTGAGCACCCTTCTTAATGGCAGGAGCAGCTCTCTTTGCCATCTCCTTGGCACGTCCAGCAGCAGCACTACCAGCAGACTTGATAGCAGAACCTGCTTTCTTCAGAGCACCGACAACCTTGTCCCTTCTAATAGAACGGGCATTTGCCTTAGATTGTGCTACGGCAGAAGCATAACGATCTTCCAGAAGAACATCATCAAAATACTCAACTGCTTCAGTCAGAATACCTTCCTGCTCCATCTCCTCAAAGATGTCAAAGGCAAAGTGCAGCAGTTCCTCTTCGGTCAGTTCGTCAAAGATAGCATCGTTCAACAGATGATCAATGTCGAACGCTTCTTTCTTACTGTTACCCCAGTTGTCAGCACCCTTCTTACGGCACTGAACCAGACGACCAGAAGCATATGCAGAAGGCCAAACCTTTGCACTTGCTTTTACCTTATGGTAGCAAGCATCTTTCTTACCCTCTTCCTCAACCTGCTCTACGTCTTCTTTGACAGAGGGTGCCATAACACCCATCTTTTTATCATACTTGACGTTGGTTTTCTTTGCTGGTTTAGCATCTTTGATGCTAGGAGCACCCGTCATGTCTGCTTCAGAGACAGTTTCTTCTTTGTAGTTGTCTCTTGCTTTCTCATCTGCCATCTTGGAGAAACGCTCTTTCTCTTTCTGACTAGAAATAGCACTTACAATTTTGGCAGACTTGGTTTGTGCTTCCTCTTTCTTTTTGCCTTTTGAAGCAAGAGAAGTGCGTGCCAGGTTTCCAGCACGGCGATACATTGCTGTTTCTTTTTTCTTGTCAATTGCCTTGTAACCTTCTTCAACTTCAGTCTCTTCAGCAGTCGGTTGCTGTTCTGATTTCTTTTTCATTGCGTTGGCAGCAAGTGCCTTAGCACCCATCTTAGCAGCACCCAGTGCTACTTTGGCAACAACAGGAGCAATCTCATCAACCTGCTCAACTTCTTCAGTCTGAGATACCTTGCCCTTCAGGGAAGCGTCGATGGCACCACTACCACCCTTTGCTTTCTTCTCGGAACCTCTAGGGTTGTATTCACCAGCAGCACCTTCCTTATCCTTTTCAGGTGCCTTGCTACCAGGCTTCAGATAGGTGGCATTGTTCTTAGAATACTCAAGCAGTTTGAGAGCAATAGCAGCTGCCTGTCTCTTCTCACCAGACAGAGCATTCTCACTCAGTCTTGGATTGACTGCCTTCAGTGCAATCTTAAACTGGGTGGCAAATGTTTCGTCATCAAACATATTGGCAAGTGCCTGTTCAGGCAATGCCTCTACAATATTATCTACTTCTCTAGCATTGTTAGAGACATATCCCTCATCAATAAGGAATTTTGAAATATTCAAAAATGCTTCACAGATCTCCTCGTTCATAGCAGAGAGTCTCTTGGCATAGAATGACTCTCTACGAACTAGTTGATAAAATCTTTGGTTATAATCGTTAGGCGACATGTCCCTATCAATAAAGTTCTTCTCCCTTTATTTATTCATTAAGAGTTCCATGCCTTCTGCGAATCTCACGCAGCTCTTCAAAGTCTTTGTTTTTGGTTCCACCGTCATACTCCCAGGCATAACCAGCAGCAATCATTTGCTCGTTGATTGAGATGGTGTTGTCTCCAATGTAGAGCCATCCCAAGAGTCTGCCGTATTTACCAGTACCCCCAACAAGCTCAGTCCTAATAACGAGATCATCATCACCAGCGACTGCACCAGTGAGCTTGTCCTTGATCCAGTTGGTTGCATCGATGCCAAGTGCCTTCTCTTCAAGGTTGCGTGTTCGTTTCTCTGGCGTATCGACTCCTGCAACCCTGACTCTTTCTTTCTTATAAAGGTCGAAACCCAGGTCAATAGTGACATCAATTGTGTCTCCGTCTACAACTCTATTGATCTTAATAACTCTAAAATTATAGCAGGACTTTCTGCTAGGAGGTGTCATAGCTCCCATAATTTTTTTAACTATCAGTAGTCTTTATTTATAGATGGTGCTTTGCAAATACTCAATTGTCGTAGGTTGTTTCTCTAAAAATTCACAAAGATTCTTGTACCTATTAATCCATCTACTCTTTTTAACATTCATATCTTTCTTAATCGCAGGACCATATCTATCAATCAAATCCTTTCTCATCTCTTCTCTGTCATATCCAAGCGGTAATACCTGAGCACCGAAAGCAATGTAGGGAAGACCTGTGAAGATAGTCTTCCATCCACCCTGTAAGAAGAAGTCACTTACTTCATATTCTTTTTCTTCTGTAACGTACTTCCAATAAGGTGTATTATTTCTACTAGAGCAATAGTAATGTGCCGCTACAAAACCAGACATGCCAGTGAGAACACCCTTACATACCTGATTCAAGGAATCTCTATCTACAGATCCTATGATACCACCTCTCCTAGTTAATACCGCAATCAAATGCTTAATCACTTCATGAGTTGTAAGTAGTCCAGTTGACTCAAGTGGTTCTAGGAATCCATAAGATAGTCCGATGGCAAGAACATTTTTATGCCATGCCTTTTCATGAATGCCGTGTCGAAAAGTAATGTGTCTACACTCTACCTCTTCCCCAATGTGATCTTTAAACTCTCTTTCCGCTTCTGTGGGTGTAAGGAACTTATCAGAATACACATACCCCTTACCCATTCTCGACCACAGGGGAGTTGTCCATACCCAACCACTACTTAATCCATAACAGTTTGTATAATTTTTAAGTTCTTCCTCTTTGTTTTTATAATCAACTCTTGCTACCACAGCACGATTATTAATTAGATTATCAAACTCATTGAACTCTACACCCAAAGATCTTTCTAAAAGTAAAGACTTAAATCCAGTGCAATCAATATAAAGATCTGCTTCAATCACTCCAGATGGAGTAGTCAGACATTCAATACCACGAGTATTCAATACTGGTTTTACATCAGCGATAATATGTTCTATTCTACCAACACATATTCTATCCCTCAACCAATTGCCAAACTTGGTTGCATCTAGATGATAAGCAGTATGTTTTATAATGCGATCAAACAATTTGTTTGATTCTGCAACTGTAGTCATATCATTGTAATATTTTTGAAAGCTTAGTGGATGACTAAACTCATCATGAAAACATGACAGCGCAAAAATATCATCAAATCCATTCTGTTTATCACCCAGTTCTACTGGACCGAATGGATAATGAACCGTTTTATCACTATAGAAAAAATTGTCAAATCCTATCGAAGTTTTATAGGTGGCATCACATTCTGCCATCCAGTCTTCATCAGATATTCCAATGAAGTCTAGAAAAGTACGGAACTGCTCAAGGGTAGATTCCCCAACACCAATAGTAGGGACAGTATCTGACTCTACTAAAGTTACTTTTATGTTGGGAACACGTTGAACTAAAGCAGCGGCAGTCAACCACCCAGAGGTGCCACCTCCGACGATGCAAATTTTTTCAACTTTCATTTTGTAGAATCATACTTATACTTTAGTGCTTGCAATCTCCAAGCCTGAGACAGACTACGGGGTCCATGCTTCAGAAGATTTCTTTCATCTTCATGCAGGACCCACCTGTCTAGCATGTCTTGTTTCCAATCAGAGTTTGAATCCTGAGAAGGTGTCTTTTTTGACATCCTGTTTGATACCTCCAATCATGTAAGATTCCACTTCTGTTTCTTGGGGTGCTACCTGAAGACCCTTAGAAGAAATCCAATGCTCAGTCCAAGGAAGTGGGTTGTTCTTAGCAGAGATATCATAAAGTGGTTTAAGACCAATCGCTTTAAGACGACGATTGGCAACCCACTCAACATACTGACACAGCAGTTTGTCATTGAGACCAATCATGGAACCCTCTTTGAACAGATACTCTGCCCAACGACGTTCTTGATCTACACAGTTTCTAAATGCATCATACAACCAGTCTTGTTCTTCTTCCCAGATTTTTTTCATCTCTGGATCATCACCATCTCTCCACTTGTTTAAGATATTTTGTGTGATGACCATGTGTTGGTTCTCGTCTCTGGCGATAAGGCTAATGATTTTAGCCGATCCCTCCATAAGCTTAAGCTCTCCAAATGCGAACGAACATGCGAAGGAGACATAGAATCTAATTCCTTCCAGGATGTTAACGGTTGCGACAGCTCTAAAGAGTTTTCTCTTGAGTTCATACCTTGCTTTGTGTGCGTAATCAACACCTTCCAAAGCGTGTACCCACTCTTGTGAATTGTCATACTCGTGGGCAAGATTGATAAATTCATCATAGGCAGCGGTGACCGATGCTGCTCTCTCCATGATTTGTGGATCTTGTAAGATCGTATCAAATACTTCAGAGGTGTTTGGATAGACGTTCTTAATGATGTATGTGTAAGAACGTGAGTGGATCATCTCCATAAACTCCCACACACCCATACATGCTTCCAATTCTGGAAGGGAGCAGTAGGGGGTGAATGCCATACCAGGACCACGACCCTGAACAGAATCAAGCATAATCTGATACTTCAGATTAGAAGTAAAGATGTGCTTCTGCTCAGGACGAAGTGTTTGGTAATCGGAGCGATCCTTTTGAAGGGAGACCTCCTCAGGTCTCCAAAAATAACTTAGTTGTTGTTGGGTTAACTTTTCAAAAACTGGATATTTGTAGGAGTCGTATCTCTGAACTCCAAGTGGTTTGCCAAAAAACATTGGTTGCTTCTTGGTGTCAACTTCTTCAGCATTGAAGACGGTCATTGCTTGTACTGCTGACCCCTCTTTAATATTCTTTTTAAACTGCACAGGACTCACAAGTATCCTCCTCTGTGGTTAAAATTTCGTTTAGCAGACTATCCAGTTGTTGATTAGTTTCCTTGGTTTCTTCTACCTCATCTGACTTTAGATCGTGGGTGTTTTGATAGTAGGAAGTTTTCCAACCATACTTATATGTAGTTAGAAAATCATTTGCCATCACACTCACTGGGACTTCATTATCTGGATACTGTTCTGGGTTGTAACTCCAGTTTCCACTGATGGCTTGATCGAAGAATTTCTGCATGACTGCAACCACATTGATGTAGCCAGTGTTATTAGGCATGTCCCAAAGAAGAGTGTAACTATTCTTGAGCGTATTGTATTGAGGTACAATTTGCTTGAGGGGACCTTTCTTCGACTTCTTAATGGACAAGTATCCACGAGGAGGCTCGATTCCATTGGTAGCGTTTGACACAACGGAACTGCTCTCCGAAGGCATCTGTGCGGACAGAGTGCTGTGTCTGAGCCCATAGAGTTGGATACAATTCCTAAGATACTCCCAATCATAGTTTAACTTGTTCGGAACGATTTCGTCTACGTCTTTTTTATATGTATCAATAGGAAGAATACCTCTTGAATACTTGGTTCTTTCAAATCCTTCACAGGGTCCCTTCTCTCTAGCAATCTCACATGAAGACTTGAGAAGACAGAACTGGAAGACCTCTGTCAAATCATGAACTAGTTGCCATGCTTCAGGATCATCATACTTCACACCATGCTTGGCAAGGTAATGTGCCAAACCAATGTATCCAATGCCCAGAGAACGACGAGCAAGGGTGCTTCTCTTAGCAGCCTCTACAGGATAGTTCTGATAGTCAATCAACTCCTCCAGACCCCTCACAGCGAGGTCACAGAGTTCTTCCAAATCTTCTAGCTGTTTCAACTTACCAACGTTGATAGCAGACAGAATGCACAGAGCAATCTCACCTTTAGAATCATCAATATGATCAACTGGTTCTGTAGGGAGAGTGATCTCCTGGCACAAGTTACTCATGTTCACTTTATCATCAAAGGAACTATGAGAGTTGCAGTGGTCGATGTTCATGATGTACAAACGACCAGTCTCTGCACGTTCCTTCAGGATGTCAAGGATGAGTTTCTGTGCTCCGATAGTCTTGCGAGGAATAGACTCGTCTCGTTCATAACCCACATAGAGATCGTCAAATGAATCAGTACCAAAAGCGTCATAGAGACCTGGTACGTCATGCGGTGAGAAGAGGCTAATCTCTTCATTCTTAATGAAACGTTCGTAGAAAAGTTTTGAAATCTGGATTGAGTAGTCAAGTTTTCTAACACGGTTATCCTCAGTGCCTTTGTTGTTCTTCAGAACAATGATGTCTTCTATCTCTTGGTGCCAGATTGGGAAGTGGACAGTCGCTGAGCCACCACGAATTCCATTCTGTGTACAGCAGCGGACAGTTGACTCAAACTTTTTAAGGAATGGTACAACACCTGTGTGTTGAACTTCTCCCCCTCGGATCTTAGCGTTGATGCCACGGATTCTGCCTGCGTTGATACCGATGCCCGCCCTTTGTGCAACATATCTGCCGATAGCCATATCAGAACTAAAGATGCTATCGAGGGTGTCATCAACATCAACAAGCACACAGCTAGCAAATTGTCGAAGTGGAGTTCGCACTCCTGCCATGATAGGTGTGGGAATGTTGATTTTGTGTCTGGAGATTGCGTCATAGTATCTCTTAACGTAGTCCAGTCTTGTCTCTACAGGATACTTGGCAAACAAGGTTGCAGAGATCAGCAAATACATGAACTGAGGTGTCTCATACACTGCCCCAGTGCTTCTATCCTGCACTAGGTATTTATCTACAACCTGCCTCAAACCAGCATAAGTGAACAGCAAATCACGATCGTGGTCGATGAATGTTTGCATCTTCACAAAATCTTCTTCTGTGTAAGATTTCAGAATAGCTTGGTCATAAACACCATTTTCTACACACTTCTTGGTGTGAGCGTAGAGTTCAGGAGTGTCATGCATACGACCATACAGACTCTTCCTCAATGCGAACAGAAGCAAACGTGCTGCAACAAATTGATAGTTGGGTGTTTCCAAATCAATCAAGTCACTAGCAGCACGAATCAGGATCTCCTGAATTTCTGCTGTTGTAATACCGTCATAGAACTGAATACCAGACTTCATCTCAACCTGACTGGCAGAGACACCTGCAAGTCCTTTACATGCCTCGTCAACCATGAGATGCATCTTCTCTAGATCCAGAGATTCAATGCGACCATCTCTCTTCTTAACCTTGATCCCGTTGCTCATACCTTTTTCCACTCAGTAAATTTTAATTTTGCTTCTAACCCAGAATATGTATTTGATTCTACCAGAGATTGAACATCGTGTCCAGCAAGAACCATATCATTGATGTCTTTTTCTTTTATGTTACTTGGCCAGATGACGACCCTTTGCCCTCCTGATATGCATTTGTCAATACGATTAACAATTTCTCGATTACGGGGTTCGTTATCGTAAACAAGAACAACATCGCTTCCTTCAAGACAACTAACGTCACCGTCACTGCCACACAGAGCCACACTATTGTTGAGGAAAGTGCTGTCAAAGGGTCCTTCGACCACATAGACTGGTAGTTTTTTATTGATACCGTCAAGTCCATAAATTTTTGGTTCATCCTCATCCAACATGATGGTAATATATTTAATCGAGTTCTTTCTTAGAGATCTTCCTTGAAATCCGATTAGGTTTTTATTTCGATATAAAGGAATTACAATCCTAGGCTCTTCAAGAACATTGTCTGCAAAAGTTTGTTTATATGAATTAACAAACTCCTTAAACTTCTCAGCAAAATAAAATTGCTTCGGGTCAATCTTTCGTTTCTCAAGATAGGTTCTACCACTTTCCACTTCAGAGCATAAAGGGAGAACGATACTGGTCTTAAACGTAGGTTTCTTAAAATCAAATTTAGGCTCATCTGCAACGAAATTCTTACCTGTGAATCCTTCCTTAAACTTTTCCATGGTGTATTCACCATGAAGCGTTGAGTCAACCTTCTTCAGAAAGTTATTAAACGACATTGAAGCACCACAATTATGGCACTTGAAATTAGTGTTTGTTTTTACTGCGTAAAGATAACCCCTAGCTTTGTTCCTATTCTTCTGAGAATCTCCACAGATAGGACACCTAAAATTATAGAGGTTAGGTTTTACTCTCTTAAATTTTTGAAGTCTTGCTGATATAAGACCAACGTATTTCGAATCAATTAGATCCATTCACCAGAGTATTCCCTGGCACTATCATACTCGTTTGTACTGGTGGTGTCAAGACTTGAGATAAAATCCTTTGTCCAATGGGGGAGAGCATCACACTAACAACTGCTAATGCTCCTGCGATGCTCCACATCTTTTTTTCTAATACCCTCAACCTATCATCAATAAGACGGATATCTCTTTCACATCCTTTCTTGATTATATTAGTTTCTCTCTTTACTTGCTCGGATAATCTATCTAACTTCTCAAATAAAATTTCGTCTACTCTATCTTGCTTATCTAATTTTTCATTATGTACTGCAAGAAGTTTCCCCATTTGAATGGAGTTTTCTTGGAGACTATCTACAACTTTTTCTAACCTTTCAATTATTGCTGTGTTAAGATTTTGATCCATCCTTCGTCATCCACATTTTACGATATCCCTTCCCGTAAATGTATCTTTTCTTTTTCTTTTTTACTGGTGGTTGATCTGGTGGGAGTCCTGCAATAGCACCTCCGCTGGCATTGTTGGTAGGAGCACCAGCAAATCCAGCATCTTCATGAAAATATTCGATTATCTTTTGCAGTCTCTTATCCATTAGATTAATTGCAATTGCTCTAAGCAATAATCATCTTGTAAGATATTATCCAAATCAGAACGTGGATGCTCTGGAATTCTATTCAAAAATATTAAAAAACTTTTTGTTGATGACCAAAGTTCTTCGTCAAGTTTAAAGAATAAAAGAGGAACAGCGGCATCTCCAAATACATTAAAAAGAACAATCAGGTGATTGAGAATCAAATGTGTCCTCAACTCACCCGTGTTCTTATATCTTTTCAACAACCTCTTGACGTACTTGATACGCTTCAAGTCGTCTTCAAAGTCTTCCTTCGTGATTGCCTGGGGATTTTCGTAATTTTTAATAGCAAAAAGGAGATAGTTATTATCGTTCAAATCATCAAATCTCATTTAATCAGACATCAGTAGGATAATTAATACCGAATGCACCAGTTTGAATACCAGACATAGCAACCAGAGTTTCTTTCTTGACTCTCAAGTTACCGTGCATATCAATATATGTAGTAACACCGACCCATCCTTGATCTGCTCCTTGATAGGCAACAGAGTTTCCAGAAGTGTCTGTGGAAATACCATAGACGATTCTATCGTATCCACCAGCAAGTGCTTGGAATTCAATCAGAGCACCATCAGCAATCTCAGCAGTGACACCAGATGCTAAGGAAATAACCTTATCGCTATTGAATGTCAGTTGATCACCTGCACTGATTGCAGAAGAAATTGTGGAAGCAATACTGATTGTAGTAGCACCGATACTAAGGATCGTTGCCGAAACATCAATACCACCAACTTCAACATCAACACTGTCACTAGCAACGACACCAGCGGGAGCAACGACAGGAATCAAATCAGTACCAATACCAGCAGCCTGGTCAGCACTTGCAAGTGCAGTTCCAAGTCCAGCAAACTGAATGACAGATCCATCATTCAGAACACCTTGTCTAGCATGACCACCAACAGTCAGATTCAGACCAGCAACAGATTGGTCAATTGCAATATTGGCAGTACCAATAGCAACAGTTCCATTGACGGTTGCTTCTGCAATCGTTCTGTAAGATGGTTGAGTATCGTGCTTTTGACTATATTGATGATCCAGAACACTAGATTTTGGAAGTTCACTTACACCATACTGTGTAGCACCTGCACCGATAAGAGCAGGATTCAATCCAGCAGTTGAACCAATTGTAAGAACACGATCACTAGTAATACCGATAACAACGGCATCACCATAATATGTTCCTACTCCACCACGAACACCGAAACGGATAAGTTGTCCAACTGTAATATCAGTCGAAAAGGTTGTACCAGTTCCCGTTACGGTATTACCAGAAAGGCTTACGGTTCCAAAAGTCTGGATGTTATCGTCGTTACCCCAGAGAGCCATGTCTTAACTCGCAATTACGTTTTACCTAAGGATTATTTATAATCAACCAGCTTCACGATTTCTGATTGCAGCAGCAACAGCCTCAAGGAGTTTGTCGTCTGCATCGGTTTTGGTCAGTTTAACTGCCTTACCGAGAATATGCAAACAAATTTCGATAAGTTTTTCACCAAGTTCCGCATCATCGGGAATCTTAGCAATGGCAGCGTCAACAATCTTAGATGCTAATGGAAGTAAAAATGCCAACATGATTTTAAGAGCAGATAGCGCTCCTATTTATTCATCTCACTATTTGCTAAATCAATTATTGTATACACATAATACGAAACACCTGCCAAGAGAATGATCAACATGATGATCACACTCCAGACAGGTTCGTCAGTAATTACTTTCTCTGGGAAAGTCACTTCTTCTTGATTGACTTTCTAATAGCTTCGATTCTTTTTGCCATAGAGTCAACTTCAGGTACTGGTTCCGACTTTGACTTTGGATAACTACCAAGTCTTTTATCCTTCAGATTATCATATGATTCTTCGTCAAACTCCTTTTTAGCATATCCCATCTTGGAACCATAGGGACGACGACCAGATGCTTTGTCCTTAGCACGAATTTCTGCCTGAGCACGGGCAGCTGCTGCACGACCTTCTTTGGTCTTTGGACGACCATACTTATCCCAGGATGCTTCCTTCATTGATCCACGAGTTCTTTCAGCCTTATCATGATCAAAGTTTGGATCCTTCATGGGATCATAATCCTTGAATAATTTAACTTTCTTACCCTTATATTTCGATGTTACTCTATCAGCGTATTCTTTAGGTGACTCACCAGGTTCTCTTGCCTCATCAACCTTTTTCTTCTCTAATTTATCAAGTGCTTTTTGATTTGCCTTGATTGCTTTGTCATATCCACCACCTGGTTTGCCAACACCACCATGCTTTCCACCAGGTCTACCGAATGGATCTTTCTCTTCTTTAACTTCAGGGTTGATGACGACCTTATTCTTTACCTTCTTTTCGGTAATTTCTTTCTCGTCATCAGTGCTCGCAACCGCAGTCGCTGCTTCCTCCTTTAGTTTTTTTTTTCGCGCAATAGCAGCACCAACTGCCTTGCGACGATTCAGGAGATACTTATCTGTCTTGTCATGATCACCGTCATTATCGATGTCCTTATCTTCCTTGCCCACAGCATCAAGTTTTTCGGACATGAAAACGTTTGCCATCGCACGAAGAGTGATGGTCTCAGAGTTTTCTTGGATAAAGTTATCAGACATTTCTACCAGATCCAGTCTTGTATATGTTTTTATTTATGAGGGATTTAACTTTGTCGTTAGGAGTCAACTTCTCAACGTACTTACGATAAGAATCAGTGCCCACTCCACGTTGGGAAGCGGGAACACCTGCCCTGTCAGTAAATGTTTCTGTGATATCACGAATCCAGGACTTAAACATCAGTCCCTCTTTGGTCACTGCGATGATGTGGTTAGCACCTTTACGAATAACACGACCAATCAAACCAGTATTGAGACTCTCAACAAGAGTTCCTACATTGAATACTTTTTCATTAATATAGTTCTCACGAAGACTCTTCCAATCAAACTTAGGAGCAATCTCCCAAGTCTCTGCCTTAACAGACATACTCTTACGAACAGTATTGAAGAGTTGTTGTGCAAGTTTTGGTTTTGTTCCTGGTGGAAGACCAGCAGCAAATCCTTCTGCGTCACCATCAATTGCTAACTTTCTAAGTTTAGATGCAGACATACCTTCGACGCCTTCAGCATCGGGGTCCCGCTCTCCTGCAGAGATGACGTTAATCTCATCAAAATTATAGAGTTGCCCGTTGTACTTATTTGCGAGGGTCTCAAACTCTTTCTGTCTATCAGCACCAACCACGATGTTGACACTGGCAAATCCTTCGACATCTGCTTGCTTCAATGCATCAAGAATAGTTTTAATGCTAGCATCAAATACAATGTTGTTAGCATGATCAGGGAACAACTGCTTCATGAACTCTACTTTAGTCTGAGAGTCCAGAGGATTTTTCTTTGCGTCCTGAGAGTGAGAGGGATAAACGTAATACTGTTCACCATCAGCAGTATCTGCAATGGTGTCTAAAAGTTTTGCGTGTCCAGCAGTTGGAGGATTGAAACGACCGAAACCAAGAGTGACTACCCCTCTAGTCTTTTCGACCTCCTGCTCAGGTTCGGCTTCTGGTGCAGCTTGTTGCGCTCCCTGATCATTGCCAGCAGGGGGTTCGTCGGGGAGTGCTTGTCTTGCTGCTGCTCCTGGTTTATCAGGATCTGTTCCAGCAGAGGGTCTCCTTCCACTGGAGAAAACCAATTTGCCATCGACTGTCCTCGCAACTACTTTACCGCTTGGATCTACCCAACCACCATGACCATCACCAGAAAGACCTAACCTCTTGGCTTGTCTGGCAGCTTGAGTAACACTTTCAGATAGAAATCTAGAAAAACTTTTCATTTATCCCAGGACTTCACAAGAGTAACATTGGCACGACGGAACTTATCATCTACTAGTTTGTAAGCACGATCATTGACGACAACATAACCCTCAGGATCACTGTGAACGAATCCACGATCAGTCTTCATGAAAGTGTCAATGGTGCGAACTTTATTGAGTTGATTTATGATGAGTTTCTTTACAGCACGAATATTGATATAGGATGCTACCGTGAAATAGATAGCGTTCTCATTTGCTGCGATGAACTTGAGTCCATCAGTTTTCATCTGTAAATATTTAGCCTTTGCAGCACTGGACTTCTTAGACAGCATCTCCTCGTTCATGCGGGCAGCAAAGAAACGTGCGAAGTCAGCAGCAACTCCACGAGTATTGACAAGTGCCTTACCTTTACGGACTTCTTTGTTGAAGAACTGTTTGAACATAACAGACATGACGAAACGAGATTCACCAGTCTGACCCAGAAGATCAAGGAAAGAAGATGCCTGCTTGAGAGAACCGATGGTACGGTTGATCTGACTCATGAACTTCCTAGCTTCACCAGGGGTAAAGCGAGAAATACCAGAAGCATCAGTGAAGTTGGCACTAGCAACAAACACATCCCTGGTGCTGGTAATCTCAGGTGCTTCGTATGCGACTTGAGCAGTCTGGATAGAAGGACCAGCATAGGTAGTGTGGAACACAATACCCATCTTTGCAATCAGAACTTGCTTGGCAAGTGGTGAGGAAAGAGGAACAGAGTATGTAACTGTATTAGGAGTGAAGGTGACAACCTTACCCTTACGGGTCAGTCCCAGTTGCAGGTCATCAGTGTAGAGAAGGTCACCCTGAACAATACCACTGATATTCAGTTGTGGAAGATATGCAAGACATGTCTTGAGTTTCTCTGCAAGAGCACCCTTGTACCAACCATCGATGTCAGCATCGGAGAAGCAGACCTTGGGATTGGTCTTGTTGAATACAGACTTGGTGCCGACAAAGAACTTGCCAGTCTGAGGGTCGGTGCCGCAAACAACAGCGGGAGCACCGTCCCACTTGGTGGTGATGCCAAGATTACTCTGCTTACCTGACAGGAAACTACCAGCATCCTGAAGGACTTTGACCACATCCATACCACCGTCACTGCCACGGTTCAGGATCTCGTCTTCCAGGTGTTCGAGGTGGGTGTTTTTCATACCCATATTATACAGCGTATTCTGCTGGAGTAGGGAGGGAGTGGACACTTGTTTATCCGACCACCTTAAATGCAGGATCGAGGAAGTATAACGCATCATCATCACTCAGTTGATCTAGATCAAAATTACTTACTGATGGTTTTCTATCAATAAGAAGAGCAGTGGAAAATCTATACTTCCATGGTTCAGTTCTACTACCACTTGGCTTTCTTCTTATTCTTAGTTTCAGTGTACCATCAAATTTTTTCACACCAATGGTAGATAGTCCAGCTGGATCAGAAGACATATAATACAAACCATATCCACCAATTTGAATATAGTGTGTACTTTTAGTACCGTAATAACTGAATAGTGTTTGAACCTGTGGGGCATCACTACCTTTCAAAATAATATCTTTAAAATTTTCTCTGTCATAGTCAAGGTCTCTCTGCGACATATTTTGAGCTGGTCCAGTATGAGAATAAATTTTTGGTCTTCCAGCTGAACCCCATTCCCTCTGGACGATTCTAGGAACTCCCATAGCATTGAGGAGTGATCTCATCTGCCTACCCTCTGGACTATCTTGACCAGCAAGATACCAAGTTCCATCAGGTTTACACTTAAGTCCACTCTGACCAAAGTCAGCAGCAGTATCTAATTTAACTTCTAATTTTATTCTCTTCTTTGCTTTCGCTGGAGTTCCTCCAGCAGCATTAGATGATGGTGCTACCTCCAACATCAAATCTGGAAGATCATTAGCAGCTCCAGCAGGAACAAAAGATGGTGGAACTAAACCAATCTGTTTGTATTGGTAATACAGTTTATCTTCATACATGAATCCCCCACCACCAGACTTGAAGTAGTGAGCCATACCTTTGGCTTCGTACATATCATAATAGTCTGGATCAGAATTAGGTTCAGAGATTTCTCTAGGCATAAAAAAGAGGGACTATTCTTCCCTCTTATTTAGAGCAAATTTTCAGTATTGTATATGGGATTTTCATTTACTACTGCTTGAATCATTTTGGAATGTTCATCTACACACTTACCCCAGAGTTCTCTATATTCTTTTGCTTTTTCTTCATCTTTCAAACCAAACTTATAGTTATACCATTCTCTCCAAAGCGCAGCACACTTATCACTTTTTCTCTGTAGGTGTGGTTCCCTGTACATTGGAAAGATATTCCTTTTCTGATTGATAGGGATGCTTTTGTTTTGTCCAGATTTCATATCCTTCCATAATATCAGGTATTAACCACTGGTCCACACGGTAACAATATTTCCAATTGACTGGTTGAATGCAGTTCACCACGACGACTTGGAAAAATGCTACCACATGAATCCAGACCGTATACATTACTCTTCGTCGTCTAGAAAGTTTCCAAACAATCCACTGCTACCAGGTTCACGATTCTCTAGTTTATCTAGGATATCATCAGCGTGTTGCATTGTTGCAATCTGTTTGATCATGTCTGCAATTGCAGTGCAGACCATTGGACGTTCTTGCCTAGCAGCAAAGGAAAGAGCATTTCTCAGATGAGATTCTGCTTCTTCCAAACTAAATTTTACTGAATCAGACAGTGCCATCAGTTACTTCCTCCAGATGTTTTTCGATAGATTCTATCACTTCACGGACAACGACAATCCGATCAGGCACACACTTTGGATCTTGTGTGAATCCTTTCTGTGTTTCCACCAACGCTTCATGAACCAAGAAAGCTTGAATGGGTGAAAGTTCTAAGTTGAATGTAGTCATTTGCTATAAGTGTCGTAATTTAATTTATCATCAATTTTCTTTTGGTCTCTAGCATCATCGACCAGTTTAACTTTGTAAATGGTTTTACGAGCAAACTTTTGATCGAGTTTTAGTTTACCAAAATACAATGCTGCGATCCAAACGGTGAAAAGAAACCCGTCGAACCAAGTCATTGTGTTCCATGCTTCTACTGCAGCGTCCATCAGACATCTCCTTCTTTACGGTTTTCAGAATAGTGAGCATCAAACTCACCACCAGGATAACGTGCTTTGAGTTTATCAATATTCATCTGCACGATTTCATCAAGAGAGATATCAAGACCCATACATGCCTGCATAACATACCACATGATGTCACCCAGTTCACGCTTCAGGTGAAACAGGTTATCTTCGTTGACAGGTTTGCCTTGGAAAATAATCTTCTTAATGATTTCAGTAAACTCACCTGCCTCAGCACACATGCCTACAGAAGCAGTAAGCAATCGCTCGACAGGAAAGTTGTCTTTTTCGATGAGATCGACAACTCTTGCACCGAAATCGTAACTGTCTTTACTTTCTTTTGACGTGACGGCATTGACAAACTCTTTGTACTTTTCGTAATCAATCATGATAAGTGGGAATAAATGGTTCTTGTTGGGAATCAGGCAAGTATTTTTCTTGCTTTGGTTCTATAAGATCGGGGTGTGGAGCATAGAGTGGTCCTTCATAATCTCCTGCAAATTCAACTCCGTCCCAAGTAACAACTTCGCTAGTAGGGAGTTCTTTGGGGATTTCAATATCAACTACAGGACCCATCAAATGATTTGTGCTTTTCACATACTCTCTATTTTTAGGATCGTAACTGACCAGCATGATGGCATCACTTTCCCACCCACAATCAGCAATCTTCCTGCCATCTTTTTTTGAAATTACTGAGTAATAAACAGCAGGGTTATACTTTTTTAACATTAGAAGTTTAGTTTAGCAAACTTATCTTTAAGTGGTGTCTCTTCATTGTATTCGATTTCATCACCCCTGTCAAGGATATCATCTTGTGCTGATTGTTCACAATCATACAGACGCATCTTTGCCCTATCAATGCCAACAACAAATCTCTTGAAGACACTAAGGTCATTATAACGGTTTTTCAACTGTTTGACCATGATTTGATTTAGTCCTTCCAACTCCTCGGTGCTAATAAGGGCAAACATAAGATCAGCAGTAGCAGGGAGACCAAAGGACTCAGAAGTGTCAGTAAGGTCAACGTCACTGCTACTATAACCGCTACGAGTGGTCTGGGTGGCAGATATGATAGGGACCTCGGCTTCGCAAGCCAATCCTCTAAGCTCTTCTGCAATAGACTTAATATAGCTATATGAATTGACAGAACCAAGTTTGCTATAGCGGGAACTAGCACAAATATTGAGATAATCAATAAAAATGATGTCTGGTTTAAATGACCGCTTAAGTTGAAGTTCATTCAAAAGTGCTCTGAAGTGACCTTCATGAGCAGCAGCAGTAGGGTACTCTTTAATTATAAGAGTTCCCTGAGTCTTCTTGGTAAGGTTGGTTACCTTGCTTTCAAACATCTGTTTTGGAAGGTCACCAATATCCTGAATATTTACGTTAAGGAGATTAGCGTCAATTCGTTCTGCAATTTTTTCTTCAGCCATCTCAAGCGTGATATAAAGCACATTCTTCCCCTGTAGTAAGACGGAAGATGCGACATGGCACATAAAGAGACTCTTACCGACACCAGTGCCAGCCAAAGCAATGTTAAGAGTTTTATTCGGGAGACCACCCTTTGTAATCTTGTTAAAGAATTCGAGATCAAAGGGAATCTTGTCTTCTTTCTGGTGATAGAAATCATATCGTTCCTCATAATCTTCCAAGTAATCATGACCAACGTTGTTGTCAAAACAGACCGCTAAGGCATCCTGAAGAATTGTTGGGATAGCATCCCTACTCTTCTTCTCGTCACCACCATCCGCAATACGGATAGACTCCATCAATGCCAAATAAATGGCACGATCCTTACACCACTTCTCTGTACTATCAAGCAACCAACTCTGATTAATCTCTTGTGGAACTAGAAGACTTACAATCTTCAATGCATCAGAGTATTCATCCTGAGTCAAATCAGTTCTATTCTTAATCTCAATAGAAATAATTTCCTGAGATGGAAGCTTATCATATTTTGCAATGAACTGTGAGACCTCTTCAAACAAGACTCTCTCAATCCTATTGTCAAAATAATCTGGTTCAATATGAGGCAGAACCTTTCTCAGGTATTCTTCATTGTAAATCAGATTAGTAAGGATTGTACTTTCGATTCTGTCCTTCATAGGTAATGAAAATAACCACTAACGATATACTTGTCTCCGCTCACTGGGGGTAAACCAGAATGTGGAAACATCCAAAGAGGAGGAAATACGACCATTCTACCACTCTTTGGTTTGACGTGGTTCATGTCACCATTATAACCACTAAAGAGAGTTTCACCACCTTCATCAACATCATTCAGATAGATGAAGAAAGCGAGATATCTCTTGGCAGATTTGTAATCAGCAACGTCTACATGCTCATCAAATCTTTCCTTGCCACCAGGAACATATTTTTTTATGCGAAACATTTCCCAAGAATGTTTCTTTGGTAGAAACTTGATTCTTAGATCTTCTGCATACTTTTGAGTATGTTCTTTACATGCACTAGCAAGTTCTTTTGAGAATGGATGAGAAGCTCCAAGACTTTCTGTAAGATTATATTGAGTAAAAGTAGGAAGTCCTCCATGATCTACTGGATCATGAAAGACTTTATTTGCCTCAAAGAAACTAACTAGTTTCTTACAAAATTCTGTATCTAGAGCATCATCATATACTCTAACGTAATCAGACAGAAGCTCCATAAGCAAACTCCTTCTGTGCAGTTTCATCAAGTGCCTGCATTACTTCTGCAGTAAAATACTTTTCTGGTTCGGCAAGGATTTGTTTTGCATAGAGTTTCTTACCATCAATTTCATATCGTCCTGCGACGTTCTTCCAAAGTCCGCCAACCTCACCGAGTTCAAGAAGACCGTAATAACGATCAAGACCACGCTCATCGTAATAAAGACGCACTTCCACATCTTGGTTCTCCTTGCTCAGACGTGACTTAGCAGTCTTTGCCTTGATAATGTTTCCGACGATATCTGTTCCAACTTTTTCTTTTTTCTTGCTGAGATATATGATGGTAGAGGCAGCATACTTAAGACCACTACCACCACCCATCTCTTTAGTAGGAACATAAGAACCGATGACATCATAAGTGTGGTTCGTGACAATCATAGGTATGTTAGCCTGTCCCAACTTCAATGTCAACATACGAAAGGCACCTTTGACCAGTTGTGATTTTGTCATATCACGAACTTGCTTATCGTTCAGAGCATCGGTAATCTCCTTCTCGGTAGACAACATGCCAAGAGAATCCAACACAAACATACAAGGTTTGCGTTCGTCAGCATCTTTCTTCAGATAGATATCAACCGCTTTGAGTGCCTTGGCACGAAACTCTTCAATGGTAACAACATTGACTACGACAACCCTGCTAAGGTCAATGCCTCTGGACTCAAGTAATCCCTTATTAACAGCTGCCTCAGTATCAAAATAGAGACAATAACCATCGGGATTGGAATCGAGAAAATTCTTAACCACGGCGAGACTGAAGAAAGTCTTTCCAGTAGAAGACTCTCCAGCAATAGCAGTAATCTTATTCCTAGATACACCACCAAATACACTACCTGATACGAGTGCATTAAAAATGTACGAACCTGTGTCAACAAATTCTTCATTCTCTTCAATGTCTGCTGCTAGTTTGGTGTATTCATCACCAATCTCTTTTACAATATCCTTTAGAAAGTCCATCAAATAACAAACCCAAACTGTTCACGAATAATTTTCTTATAAGGACCACCAGGATTTTCTTCACGAACTTCTTTGATGATCTTTAGTTTCTGATAAAGAGCAGCGTCACCACCCAGTCGCAATGCACTTACAATAGTTGCGAGTTCCTCATCATTAATAGGCAAATCCATCAATGCCACCTCAATGTCTTTAGGTATTCTAGCACATTCTCACGAACATCCATCAATTCATGGAAACATTTTTGATTGTGAGCGCAGGCTCTGAGAGTAGGATCTGGTTCAATAACAGACTCAATGAAAATATCAAGACCTCTGTTCCACTTGTCTTGTTTAGTTTCACCATCTGGGATAGTGTTTTGGTCTTTCATGCGAAGAATAGTTCGAGGTTTACAGTCTTCTCAATGTTCCATCCGATAACATCAAGAATAATTTTTAAAGGATCTAAGAAAGATTTTTCAAATTGCAATTCGTAATCTATATACTTGTTCAGATCCAGTTCTTTAGGAAAGTCTTGAATGAATGAAATTACATTCTCATGAATGGGGTTTGGACTTTTCAAGTAGCAGAACTTGATCTTCTCACCGTTATCAATCAGGGAGTATTTATTTGTAAGCTTTCTCTCTTTGATAAGGTGATTGAACATTAAAGCACCACGACAATGGATAGGAGTTCCCTTCACATAAATGCTACTGCTACTCTTATACTTCTGAACATCAGAGACCGATCTAGGAAAAGAAACGTCCTCTGGTGGGAGCGATTTGAATTTAGTTCTACACTTATCAATATAATCAATCACATCATCTTCTGTGCCCGTCATCATAAGTTTCAGGGCTTCCTTAATCATAACACGACATGCAGCAGGAGTCGATGACTTGACTGCCTCAATGCCCATAATCTTTAGTTTTGGTTCAGCATATGCCACACCCTCACTGTTCCATACGTTGAGAATATACCGTTTCTTGGCAGTCCAAATACCACGATCGGCAATATTCTCACGTTTCATGCTCATCTTCTGATCATACGCATTAACATACGTTGCCAGATTTTGATATGATGATTCGATAAAAGGTTCCAGTTTTTCTTGGCAGATCTTATCAAGTATGGAAACAATTGCTGCTTTGTCGCCAGACTTAGCACCAAAAAATTCATCAACGATAGGTCCAAGATTAAGATAGATCGAATCAGTATCTGATGCGATAACATAGTCCTCGTTTTCTGTGGACAAGAGTTTATTTAGGTATTCATTCATACGGTTCTCAATCCAACGAATTGAGACTTGACCCGAGAGTGTGATTGCTTCTGCGTTTGCTAGTTTGTAATACCTGAAATATTGATTACCAATAGCACCATAAGCAGAGTTAAGAGCAATCTTCTTCGCCATTTGAATGTTGTTACATCTGGAGATCTCCTTTTTAAGTGCATCAGTAGGAGTCTTCTCGTACTCCTGCTTTGCCTTGAGCATCCTTTTCTTGAAGATGACACGTTCACCATACATCTTGTCCATTAGTTCTGGCAAGAAACCACGCACGTCCTTACGATACATTGCACCGTTAGCACAGACAGCATAGTCCTTGTGCATCTCAAAATTTATCTCCTCATTAAGTACACGGTCAACGTTTGCTGTTGGATGCCGCTCCTCCACCAGGGTTTCTGGGGAGATGTTGTACTGCATGATAAGATGAGGGTACAGGGAATTAAGGTCAAAACTGACCACCCAATCATAACGCCCAGGAATCGGTTCTTTAACGTAGGCACCAGCATACTTGTCACTCTTAGATGAATCCTTTTTAGGAGGAATAACGATGTTGTTTTTCTTCAGGTAGTTGTAGATGATGGTGTCCCACATCCGTACCTGGTAGAAAACATCATTATAGTTCACCTTGGCATCATATGCCATAGTAATTGCAAGTTCGATAAGTTTCATCTTGTCTTCCAGACGGTCAACAAGTTCCACGTCAATGATGTTGTATTCTACGAACTTCTGCCAACCATTAGTGTAGAAGTCTTGGAAAGTATCGAACTCAGAGTGATCAAGTTTCTTCTGTCCCAGTTCTACGCTTGCAATATAATCCAGACGATAAGATTCCTGGTTGGTGTAAGTAAACTTACGATACAACTCAAGGTAATCCAATTGAGTGATACCACCCACGTCATAGGTCTTGTATTGCTTACCTTTGATATACAGTTCTTTCTGACTCACCAGACCCCAGGGAGAGAACCTACGGCACCTCTTCTCCCCTAGAACACGGTCAATACGTCCCACAAGGTATGGGATATCGAACAGTTGAATATTCCACCCAGTGACCACATCAGGCATGTTCTCTTCCCACCACTGACTGAAGTCGGAGAGCATATCATACTCATTGTTGAACTGCTTGTAGTAGTGGTTACCTTGCTTCAGTTTGAAAGGTCCAACACCCCAAGTGATAATCTCTTTAGTGGTATAGTCCTGCACCGTGATGAGAAGAATCTCCTGGTCAGCGGACTCGACATCAGGAAACCCGTTCTCTGAACGGGTCTCAATGTCAATCGTCAGAAGACGAATCTTGCTAATATCAAACTTAATCTCTTCTTCAGGGTATTTCTCTGCAATGTATTGATAGATATATCTCTCGTTACCATAGATCTCAAATCCATCTACACCGTCATACTGCTTGAAAAACTCACGACATTCCCGAACGGTGCCAGGTTTTACAGACTGTACATACTCACCCTCAAGCGTTTTATAGTTGGTCTTCTTTTTAGAAGGCACAAAAAGAGTCGGTTGAAATTCCTCACGGACCATGAAGTGTTTGCCATCTTCATAACCCCTGACAAGAAACTTGTCCCCGACCATCTGAACGTTAGTGTAGAACTTCATTCAATCTGTTTTAAGTATTTGTCAAGTAGTTCACCCTTAGGGTCAACGAAGGTCAGGACATCATCTGACCTAATCATTATATCATTTTGGTTGGTGAAATCCAACCAGTCTGTAATCTCAAGTGAAGGTCTCTCAACCAAATATGGTTTGATTAAACGACAATCTGGTTCACCAATCTGTCCGATTACTTCTTCAACTGTGGCAATCAGCAGCGTATTATTCTTCAGTAAAAGACACTTCACCATCTTCTTCTCCTCCATCTGTACATTCCTCATACATGTCTAAAAGTTCTTTGATTGGATCTACATAGGTGACAATCCAATCTTTTGAAATTACCATCTTTTTGTCTGCACTCAAAGCGATCCAAGACTCTAAACGCACACCCAACTTATCTGGTGTTTGGACACCATCCTCTGTCAGGAGGAGATTGCCAACATCAGTATGAACAACCAGAGGATTCTCAAACAAGAACCCATTGACTTTCTCTCCAGAAAAAATTTGTTTTACATCAGAGATTACTTGCTCACCAGACTTGAGCAAAACAAGTTTTACAGACATGAGATACTTTAACCTTTACTTATTATACCAATGAAAAAGGGAGGTGTCAACTGGAGTGTGCCAGTTACCTCCCTGTCTGCGCCGACGATAGTCAGTTGTATTTAGAGATAATCCTTTCGTTGATGATGTTCTGGAATTACTTTTCCGAGTTTGACCACCAATAGTCCGTCTTCGAACGTGACCTCTTGGATTTCTGTGTCGTCGGATATAGTCCAGACTCGTTCAAAACTTCTTTGAGCCAGACCCTTGTGGACAAACGTTCTGTCCTCCCCCTCCACCTTTTGCCCTTTGATAAAAAGTTTTCCATACTCTGTGAAAACATTTACCTCCTCCTTTTTAAATCCTGCTAATGCAATTTCTAAAATAGACTCATGATTATTTAACTGAATCAGATTGTATGGAGGGTAATTAGATGAAGTTGTTTGTTCAAAGATTCTTTCAAAGTAATCATCCAGACCAATACTGTTCCTTGTAATCCTATCAAGGAGCGCAGGAAGATCGGCAGTGTGATAACGTGCGAGGTTAGTCATTTGTACTTCTCCTTTTAAAGCGAGATTAGATTGTGTGGTCCCAGAAGGCAACCGTTATTAAAGGATAATACATAAACCTTTAATAAGACAAATCTATATTAAAGGTTTAGATATCCACTACTATTTAACCATAAAACATAAAAAAGACGGGTGTGGTAACCCGTCTTTTAGTAGCGTATATTCCGTATGTAGCGTGTCACGCACGAAGGGTGACATTCTATTTATTCGGTTACCTCTACCTTCTTACGACCAATGTTATATTTCGTTTCCAAAATCCACTCACCCTTATCTTTGAACGATAAGACTTTAATCTGATTCAAAGGTGCAAGATCTGCAATCTTTTCTTGCCCAAGAGAACAGATTTCAACCAGTCCCCAGTCAGCAAGTAACTGAACAATACGATTACGACGTTGAACATCGTTCACCGTAAGGTTTGCTCTCTTGCCATCCAAGGCAAACAGTTCTTTAAAGTGGACAATATAATACTTGCCCTGCTTATGAAGGATATGACATGACTGATATAACTTCTTTTCCTTGCGAGAAGCAACACCAATACGAGTTAGGGTTTCACGAACCTTAAGAAAATCATCTGGTTCAGATAGGACAACCTCAACCATTTGGCTAGGATCCCAGTTGACTTCAGGTTCTTGCACGACGCTCATTTCATTCCTCCAGTATCAAGTCTAGACTTGATGTATTCAAGTTGATCTTTGTTTAGAATTTTAAGTGCTTGCTGCGCCTTCTCATTACTATAACCATAATAAGATTTAACAGCATCAAGATCTTTCACTTTCTCCTTGCGAAGCCAGGGAGAGAATCTTTTCTTTTTACGCAAACTATTTAGAAAAAAATCATATTGAAGTTTAAGATCCAATGAATGATGCTTATTCATCTCATTAGCAAACATCAGAGAATCAATAGATCCCGACAGACATTTGTTCACGATGAAGGCAGGATACTTCTCTGTCGGATCCTCGTCTAAGATATTCTTTTTGGTCTCGTTGATTGATTTGAGCCAGTCCTTTAGTTCCATTCCAGTGCCTGATTACTCCAGATATAATAAAAGTGTTAGTGACCAAGTAACTAATAAAAATACAGGTACGGATGCCAGCAATAAAATTTGCTTCTCGATCATTTCGTCCATCCTTCTCACCTAAGGCTTTGCACCAAAGTCTCCACATCACATCTTTGCATTGATACCAACAACTGTAGCTCCAGGATTTCTAGCAAGAGCGATTTGTCTTGCGTGTTGATAGTCACGGGCATAAACTTCTTCCTTGAAGACCTGACCAGCGACATAGAGTTTAACTTCGCATTTCATAAAAAGTTCTCCAAACTATTGACTGCATTCTTATAGTTAGTCACTAACAATTCTTTCTTCACATTATCTTTAGTTCCCTTGTCACCACGGTGAACCATGGAATAACGGAGATCAAACTCACTACACTCGTAATCTTTATACAGTTCCAAGAGTCTGTCGTTCACGTTGTAGGTAATCATGAACTTGTTATTGATCTTGTAAACCTCTTCAGCAAATCGTTCATGGTCAAAAGACTTGTGCATCTCACGGTTCTTTCCATACAGAAAGTCTTTGATGTCATAAGGAGGATCCAAGAAGATAAAGGTATCATCATCCTCACCACCAAGAAGATTGGAATAATCAATATTGGTGATCTTCCAATTCCTAATTAGATTGGAAAACTTTCTGAGTTTCTGTGCTCCTACAAGAGAGAAGTTCGCTCTGGAAGCAGTTACAGAGAAACTACTATTCTGAGTAAGACCAGAATAAGAGCACTTATTCATGATGAAGAAACTGATCGCTTGGTCTACACCAGTCTGACTATCAATAGACTCAGAAATCTCTGTGAAGAGTTTCTCATGGGCTTCATCATCATTGATGATCTTAGATTTAATTTCATAGATCCTCTCTGACAATTCCTCACCATTGTCCCTCAACTGTACCCAGAAGTTGTACAGAGGAACGTACAAGTCATTGATCCATATATCGGCACTGGGATATGCCTGGGCAACATAGATTGCCATTGATCCACCACCAATGAATGGCTCACGATAATGCTTCAGAGTAGACGGAAGCAGAGGTGCGAGTGTTGGGATTGCCTTCGACTTACCGCCAGGATATCGAAGGGGTGTCTTCAATGGATATTTTGCCATCAGTTACGGAGGGGAGTTTCTTCAATAACAAATGATCCTCTCATCACAATACATTCTTCATCGGAAGTGTAGAATGGGAATGATTGAAGAAGAACACTAGAGGGATATACTAGTATAGTCCCCTCGTCTGCTTTTGTAAAGATAAAATCTCTAGTAGAAATCTTACCAATAGGATTGGCATAGATCATCTGAGTTTTAGCAGCACATGGATGAAGAGTCTTTTCATTTCTAGGATGTGCAATTTCGTCCTCAATATCATATGGAATATTGATATACAAAGCAAAAGCCATGTCACCACCAAGTACTTGTGTCGGTGGCATGAAATCACCTTTCTTTCTATATTCAACCCAAGACTCTAGAACTCTCCATCTGCAGTTTGATGGTGGTGGCATGACAAGTTCTTTGAGTGCGTTAAAGGCAATGTTTGCAACAACATCGACCATGAACGAAGATGCACCATAACATTCCTCCACGTTGGATGACGTTTGAATATCATACTTCAGAGGACTTGCTTTCAACTCTTTAGCGTATCTTTTGATGAGGTTTACATCATCCTCCTCCAATTGATACAAACCAAACGGAACTGGTGCAACAGGAGAACTTGTTAGTCTTTCAGAATCATACTTACTCATGGGTCACAAAATCAATTTTTTTTCTTGAGGGGTAATAATATTACCAAACATCTCTTTATATTTTTGAGATACGCTATCTTGCACCTCTGCCACATAAATGACATGTTTGAGGTTCATGGTGATCTCAGGTTCCTCCTTACTGATAACAGTAGCCCATGGAGCAAATCCAATGCTCTGACCAGTAGGAAGAACGACAAGACCATTCTTCACGGTAATGGTGTCATCGGTTTCAGAGACAACCTCTGCAACGATTTCTTCACCAGTTACAATACGAATTAGTTTTACATTCATTTGAATTCACACTCCACCATAATTTCAGTTAATGCTGCTAGGAGATTGATCTCCTGGTCTGCTACGAAAGCAATTTGATACTGATACTTAGCAACAATGAGGACAGCAGCAGCAATGCTAGGACCTTCAAGGGTGCTATAAAGAGCATCGTAAACACGGCGAAGAAGTACGCTAGGATCATTGTCCAGATTATCAACGACCCACTTACGGACCTCAGGGAAATTCTTTTCTTTAAGGTTTCTAATAAGATCATTTACAGATACGTCAGAGAACGAAGCAAGGATTGCTGAGTCAATTTTACCACCGACAGCATACCTTTGGCACTCATTTAGGACACGTCTCCAGTCTGGGAAGTGTTTGTTGATGAGTTGGGCAAGGACTTTCTTATCCGACTCAACACCCTCCGAATCCAAGATTTGCGAGAGACGCTTGAAGAACTCTGCTGCGATGGCAGGTTTGTGCTTTCCACTGATGGCAAAGTCGATGACGGCACATCTTGAGTGGAGGGGCTCAAGGATTTTGTTTTTGAAGTTACAGGTGAAAATGAATCGGCAATTGTTATAAAATGCCTCAATGTTTGCCCGTAAGAGGAGCTGTACGTCGTGGGTAGTGTTGTCAGCTTCGTCAATAATGATGACTTTGTGCTTAGCATCTGCCGAAAGTGATACGGTCGAAGCAAAGTTCTTTGCTTGATTCCGCACCGTGTCAAGAAATCTTCCTTCATCGGATCCGTTGATAATAATGTAGTCGCATTCTAGTTGTTCACACAATGCTCTGGCAATAGTAGTCTTGCCAATTCCAGGAGGTCCTGACAAAAGGAGATTAGGAATCTCACCTTTATCTAGGAACTCTTGAAACATAGTTTTTGTTTCCTCAGGGAGGATACAATCACTGATGGTTTTGGGTCGATACTTTTCAACCCAGAGAAATTCATCACGCATAATTAAAAACAAAATTCAATGAGTTTTTGACCTACAGCTTGAGGTTTGTCCTCATAGTATAACGCTTCTGCTTCATTATCCCAAGCATCATTTGCTATTGTGCCAGGATAATAATTGTTTTTACAGAACTGTGCAGCATGAAGTGCCTCATGATCAACGGTTCTATTAAACTCCAAGATCTGTCTTGGTTTGTTGGGAAAAACTTCCTTGATAGACTCAGTGCAGACAACAATCATGATTGATTTATTCTCTGCATCCGAAGTTGCAAATCCAGAATAATGCCCTTCGTCACAAAAACCAACATCTTGATAGACAGGGATATCTGCCTTTCTCAATAGAGCGAGAATAGTTTCTCTCTCTGGTGTGAGATATGGAATGTCGTCAAGCATAACAGAAAAGAAAATCGTTTACCAATTGCTCAGATTTTTCTTTGCCAAACCTATTGCTCAAATAACCACTTACAGGATCCAACTCCTTCATATAGGTGTCAAAATCTTTGTAAGTTGCATACATGAAGTTCTGGTTGGGTTGCATCAATTCTAGCATCTCCTTGTACGCAAGTAAATATGCCTTGAAATCATCAAGGTAATTATTCACTTGATCCATCCTGCACCTTCTCACAAAGATATTCTCTGAGAAATGATTACCTGGTTCAAAGAATCTAAAACTCCCAGTGGCTATTGGTAGATCTGGGTGAGAAAAGAGATGATTCTCTACTGGATGTTGAAAGTCAAATACAATGATGACCTTCTTATCAAAGAATCCCATAAGATCCATACCGAAGCACGGAACATCTCTACCAGTTCTTGGGTAGATGATGTTGTTGTAGATACAGGATTTTTCATCCCAAATCTCAACTTCTCTGGACTTGTTTATGTACTTTTCCTTAGGTGTCCCATACAACTTAGCAGTCAATCCATCCCACTCAGCCCAAGTAGAGTGATGATAGAGTTCAGGAAAAGTTTCAAAGATGAGTTCCTTGTACCCATCCCAAAGATTTTTTACACCCATGCTGGTTTACGATCAGGTAACCTACGATAATTGTCCTTCACCCAAGGTTTGGAAGAGATGTACATCCTGTAAGCGGTGAACGTATCAATGCTATCATCAAACTTCCATTCTTCTGGCATGGCACGAGCAAACTCATCTGCCATACAATAGCAAGTGATAGATTTACCAGAGTGTTTGTGAAACATTTTCTTTGCTTCAAACAGAGTCGGCAGGCAAGAATGCAGTTTACCAAACCTCTGACGATACTCTTCACACAGAGAGAGTCCGTGTGCGATTAACCATGCGGTATTATAGTGGTTCTTTGCTGCCCAGACAGTGCAGGGATGATTACGAAACGCACCTTTCTTGGTTGCATAGTATCCACCATCTTTCTTTGGCAGTGGACCCCAATCATAATACCAGTCGCTGTAGATAATAGAAAGCATCTGACAGCACTCTAGTGGCATCTTCACAATGTGTTTGTCAGGTAAAACCCTGGCAGACCAGTGAGGACTTTGCTCAGTAACAAAGATGTTCATTCAGGATGACCGTGAGGATCTTCGTCTAAAGGACGTATGAATTGTGATGAAACAATGGAACTTGCTTGCATTGAGTCATACATGTATCTTACTGCAGATTCTGGTAGTGTGTGATCTCCACAAGTGAAAACGTCACAAACTGCCATGCACTTCTCTGGCCAAGTGTGAATACTAATATGAGACTCTGCTAGCAGTGCAACTGCTGTTACGCCATAGGGATCGAACTTATGTGATGAGATGTCCAAGAGTGTGCTCTGTGCCATTACAGCGGCATTTACAAGGACATTACGAATGTATGATTCATCATCACATAGTGCAAATGGTGTTCCCCTGAGAGTAAAGAGAATGTGTCTCATAGTCGTTTTGCACTACCAATTACCTTTGATTTGGGAACAATTTGTTTAAATTGTTTTTCGGCTTCTATGGAACTCTCTGCAACAATCTCATGATAGAAGTAGTGAGTTCCATACTCTGGCAGAATATACTTTATCTGCCAACTAGAACTAGCCATTGTAGGTAGAGTCAGGTTCTAAAGCTATGTAGTAGTTCAGACTATAAGAGTTATTGGTGAACCGTGAAAGAAGTTTGCTTGAGATCACAACATCATAGGAACCAGGAACAATCTTAATGTTCTCAACCTTAAAGTTGAAAGTAAATTCTTTGTCAGTCTCACCAACAACAATCTCAAACTGGTTGGAATTATCGTTCTTCTTGTCACGAACAACCAGTTTGATTACATCTGCTTCACCAACCACAGCAAGATCGGGCAGTTGATAGACCTGTGCTGCCTTCAGCAGTTTATCCAGTTGAGTGCTCTCCAGTTGAAATTCAATATCTTCACTGGGCAAACTGATTGCTTTCTCAGGAGGTGCAACAATCACGCTAGGGTCTGCAAAAGCAAACTTAGCACGAGACTTGCCTTCCTTGATCAGAAGATAAGAATCATTCTTGAAATCAAGTTCAGGACTCTGGTGAAGTGACAGACCATTCAGGAACTGACTAAGATCGTAGATAGCAAAATCACGATCGAATTCTTCATCAACCTCTGCCTCTGCAAGGATGTTCTTCATCACCGAGATGGTGCGAAGTTTAGAACCCTCTTTAACCAGAATAGATTGGTTGATTGAAGAGAAGTTCTTCAGCAGAGTTAGAGTCTTATCAGAAAGTTTCATAAGGGGTTTCAATTTCATTGTTTTGACCAGAGAAGTGGTAGAGAAGAATTGCGTAGTGGATGATCTTCATGATATCCATTTTAGCAGATCCCTTCTTATCATAACGAGATGCATACTTAAGAATGTTACTGCGGCAGAAAGCCTCAGCATCACCCACAGATTCGATAAGATCCAGCGTTTGAATCTTAGAAGAATAGTGAGCAGAATATGTACGAGTAATATAATCTTCTACTTCCTTAATGGTCATATCTTCGTGATACTTCCATTTAGGATTTGTTTTTTGTGGTTCCTTATTTGTCATTGCAGACATCATTTCTAAATTAACAGTGTTTACACTATCAAGATAATTTTGGTATTTGTCATCTAATTGCTGAAAATATTCATCTCCAGCATGGGGTGATTGATCAGCCATATTCAATTCATCATAGAGCAGACTCCAAGCATTCACCATTATATCAAACCTCCTGATTCACGTCAACTTCGGAATCTACGGCATCATACAAACTCAGGAATGCTTGTTTGGTTTCATCATCAAAGCGATTGAGACCAAGATTGATTGCTTTCACTTTATCGTTGAAGATGCTATATGCCTTGATGATGTGAATGAGACGACGGGTGCTGATGACTTCATCGATACCACCATCATAGAAGGTCTTACGAATGATGTCTGCCCAATCACACAGACGCTTGCAGAAGTCAGGAGCAACTACTTTAAGATCACGAGCAACACCTTGCAGAATCTTTGCCTCTACAGCAGTAGGAGGATACTGCTGCTCAAAGGTCAGAGCAAAACGTTCAAGGAATGCTTCGTTCAGAACATTGGTGCCAATGAAACGACCGTCTTCAGAACCCTTACCCTTAGTATTGGCAGTGGCAATAACGTTGAATCCAGCAGCAGGGTGAACCCAACGACCGATCTTCTTGAGGAAGACACCCTTACCTTCTAGAATGGACTGAAGGCAGAGGATTTTATTGGAAGCCAAGTCGATCTCGTCAAGGAGAAGGATTGCTCCACGTTCGAGTGCTTCGATGACAGGACCGTTATGCCATGCAGTATTCCCATCAACAAGCCTAAACCCACCGATAAGGTCATCTTCATCGGTTTCAATAGTAATGTTTACACGAATCAACTCCCGACCCAACTGAGCACAGGCTTGTTCGACCGAGAACGTTTTACCATTACCCGAAAGACCCGTAATAAACGTGGGATAGAAGGTGTTGGACTGAATAATCTTGCGAATATCGTTAAAGTTACCAAACTTGACGAAGGTATCATCTTTCTGAGGGACAAGGTTTTGCTCTACTGCAGGCACAGCAGCGGGTGCTTTGAAAGTTTGTTCCAGTTTTTCTTGGACTGTAAGGTCCCACTTACCACGACCATCTTTGTAGTCTTCAAGTTTTTTCGTGACGGTAGGATAAGACACACCATTCATCGCACAGTATGCACGAAGATCAGCAGATGTAACATTGTTACCGTACAAACTACGGAGTTCTACAAGGAGGTTCTCGGTGTTCAAACGGATAGTCATTTCGGAGTTCATTTGTATGTATACATTATAATCCAAAAAAGCGGGTCTTTGACCCGCAGTGGACAGTTGCTCAAGCGACCATCGCAATGAATTCATTCAGAACTTTCTTGTTCATCTTCTTGGATGCAAGAGACTTCTTGAATGCACTACGGATAGTTGATTTCTTAGCACCCTCTTCGACTTCAAACTCGGTACTGTTGGACAGAGCTGTAGAGACCATCAAGAAAAATGCATCGTATCCAGTGTCAGAAAGGGTGGCAGTCTTTTCCTTTGTCAACTTTGTACAAATAGGATCAATCTTCTTGAAATCATGATTGCAATGCATACGAACCATACGTTTTGCATCACCACTTCCAGCGATACGAATGCCGATGAAGTTAACGTTGGGGAAGTTAAGCTTCAGATTCTCAAGCATAGATTGAGTAAACTTCCAGTATTCATATGGGAACAGTGTCATGGTGCCTGTCTTACGGTCACGGAAGACGGTACGACCATCATCGCAGGTACGCACACCCCAACGACCATCGTCACCATCACCCAACTGGGTAGGGTATTTCCACCAGAAAGTACGGTGGAGTGGTTGTGCCTCACCATCAGTGAGAATCACACAATTCACATTTTGCAGACCATGCTGCTTGATAAAGTTAGGGATGATCTCATAAAGACAGAGAATACTTTCGTTGAGAGGAGTTCCACTCAGTCCCAAGAAAGGTGCTTGTGGATATGACGTATAGACATACTGACCTTCAAGTTTGAAGCGTCCTGCACAAATGGAACAGACGTTCCTCCAAATATTCAGGAGTTGCTTTTCAGATTCCTTATTACTCATCTTGCTAGACAACAGATTCATCAATCCGAAACGATCTGGCAGAGCAAAAACACCTTCCTCCCTCACAAAGAGTGGTTCATCACCGACAAATTGAGTGGGATTATCCAACGTAAAAGCATACACATCATAAGGGATATTCACCTTACGGCAGAACCAAATCAGGTTGTACAACTGCTTGATGGTATCTACCAGGCAGTCACTCATAGAACCAGACCAGTCAAGAATGAACAGAAGTCCATGATTCTTGCCTTCAGGAACAACAGTCACTTTTTTGAAAAGATCGTCATTGTACTTGTAGGTATGTAACTTAGTGCAATCAAGCACACCTGTCCTTGCAATACTGGAGCGGGAATACTGATTTGCAGACTTCTTCATCTCAAACTCTTTGACCAGATAGTTGACTTCTTTCTGGGCAGACTTCTTAAAACTGTTGTAATAAGAATCAATGTGATCAAAACATGTATCGGTTCCAATCTGTTCCCACCATTCACCGATACGATCGTGAATATGTTTGTTGGAAGTAATAATACGGTGCAGGTTTAACTTAGGACGAGAGACGTAATTGTTCTGCTGTGCATGGGGACTAGAAAGATCTGAGATATTTTCATCAAAAGAATTTTGAGTCTTCAACTCTTCTTCAATTTGATCTTCAAATCCACTCTTAGCGTCTGGTTGATCAAAGTCACCAGACATATCATCACTATCCTGTTGATAACTAGGAGTATTCAGGTCTGCGTCTTCACGAAGTTCTCCTTCTTCAGACTCTTCTCCATCATCGACATCAGTATCTTGAGTGTCTTCTCCGCTTGATGAATTAGCAACTTTCTCTTGTTGCGTCTCAGGAGACTTCATAAAGAGGAAGATTGCCTTAGCAGCTTCGATTGCTTCCTCAAAAGTTTCTGCTGCAGCAGTTTGATCAACCAGAACCTGTTCCTCAGGAGTGAATGAAACCTTGAGGAAGGAACCAATTTTGAAATAAAGGTTGACACGATCTGCCAGATTCATTGAGTCAATATCTTCATCAGCAACATTGAAGAAATCTTGATCAGAAAGTTCACTGTATCCACGATAGAAGGTCTTGGGAAGACCAGGATATTTACGCTTCATCAACTTCTCAATGCGAGCATCTTCTGTGATGTTCACAAAACCCATTGGAACACCCTCAACATCCTCATCTGGAGTGAATAGGGCATGTCCAACTTCATGAGACACCAGAAGGTCATACACGGTCTCAGAAGCACGGTTCCAGACAGGCAAAGTGAGAAGACGACGATGCACGTCAAACGATGCTGTAGAGACCTGCCTGTGCTCAATAATCAGATCTTCAGTAGCTAAAAGTTTTGCGAGTGTACCTTTGACTTCTTGAACAGACATCTGAGAACCATTCGTATGTACCCATTATACGAAGAAACCTCCCGTTGCTGGGAGGTCATGTGACACTTTTTAAAGTGCTTCAAACGTGCCTTTGCTTGACGCAGTGCTTGTGGTTTGAGTTTTCGTTTTTGCTCCTTCTTGGAGTGGTGTTGCCAGTTTGGTGTGTTCATGGCATCATTCTACTGAATCCTTTGAACTTTTCAAACTTGATAACGTTTTCAAATTTATCATACATCTCTGTCTTGTGACTGATGACAAAGATGTTTGCGTCTTTGATTACAAACCTAATGATCTTAAGGAAGTCATCTGTTCCAAATCCATCAAGCGATGAATCAAAAACTTCGTCCATGATCAGGAGGTTTGTGTTTGCAGAGTTTTTAAACCTTGCAACTTCTCTCCAGGTAAAAAGAAGGGCTAAATCAATTCTCATTTTCTCACCCTCAGAAAAAGACGAATACGAGAACTTATCGTGAATGGGTGATTTAATTGTCTCGTTAAACTCTTCATCGAGTTTGAAGTTGATGTAAAAATCCATCAACTGAAGATAACGATTAACCTGTTGATTGATAAGTGGGAGATATTTTTTGATGATTTTAGTCTTGACACCACCGTCCTTAAGGAGATCGTATGCAAAACTCTGATAGTTAACCTCTTCCTTTCTATCAGCAAGTTGTTTGAAAATGGATTGAAGCCCTTCTCTTAGTTCTTCTAACTTCTCATGTTCAGAATTTCTGTTTTGTAACTGATCGGTAATAGTTTGAATTTCCGATTGTAGATCTCTTGACTGTCGTTGCAGTCCAGAAATTCTAGTATTGTTTTGAGAAATGCCATGTGTTAGAGAAGTGACCTCCTTTGTTAGATTGTTGAAGAGAAGCTCTCGGTTTTCTTCCTCCTTTATCGACTCCTCCAGTTTTTGAAAACCTTCTTGGAGTTCCTTTAACTTAGATTGAGCTTCACTGATATTATCTAGGCGAAAAGTCTCTTCAATATCCTGCTTACAGGTAGGGCATACCGAATTTTCTTTAAAGAACTTATAGTTTTCAGTAAGAGTTGATACTTTTTGAGACAGAGTGCCTTTAATGTTACCAAGTTTTCTAAGTCTTTTGCCAGCATTTGAAAACTTAGATACCTCATCTTGCTTATCATCAAGACTATGATTGAGTTTTCTGTTTTTCAACATCAAATCATCAATACTATTATCAATATCTTTTATTTTCGCATACTTTTGATTGATTGTTTCCATCCCCCTGGCTTCCAGGTCTTCGATGAAGTGTTCTTGCATTGCAACTTTGTCTTTGCAAGCGTTCTTCTTAATCTCTAGAGACTTGATACCCTCCTTATTCTGTCGGATATCCTCTTTGATGAGATTATTCATCGCAGAGAACACACGAATATCAAGCAGGTCCTCAATCACTTCACGTCGATGAGATGATTGGAGTTGCATGAACGGAGTAAAACCAGCAGAACCCAAGATAACAATCTGAGTGAAAGACTTATAGTTCAGTTTGAGAATGTTCTCCTCAAGAATCTTCTGGTTGGCACGATCATCTGCCTCCTTGTGAAGCATCTCACCATTGACTTTGATATCAAAGATGTTGGGTTTGATACCACGAGTGACAGTGTAAGATTTACCGCCAACTTTAAAATCAATCTCAACCACACAACCTTTCTCATTGGTAGAGTTTACCAACTGTGGTTTGTTGATCTTACGATATGGTTTATTAAACAAAACAAAACAAAGTGCATCCAAGATGGTGGACTTGCCAGCACCGTTTGTTCCTAAGATAAGGTTGGTGTTTTTTTCAGTAAAGGAAATACTAGTGGGAACGTCTCCTGTGCTTAAGAAATTTTTCCATGTAATTTTTTCAAACAGAATCATCTTCTTCGTCAGGGGGAATCACAATGTCTTCTGGACCGATGACAGCATATTTGTAATTATAAGCCTGACATGCTTTTAACGCAAGCTCATCGTCCACTTCTACTACATTTAATTTCTTATGCTTATCTTTATTTTCACGCAGTAACATCAAGTATCTTTCTGCATCATCTTCCTGTTCAAACAGAAACAAAACGTTGTCACCCATACGGTCAGCAACTGCATACGCTCCTGCGGAATTTTCGGATGCAAGAAGATACATCATTCTACTTCACATGCTTCTCTATAAATTGACTCAAAAAGTTTCTTAATAATATTCTTATCTAGTTCAGTTTCAGATTCATCAATATATCGATTCAAAATTGACATCGTATTCTCAGACTCCTCTACTTCAAAATCATCATTCTCTTCTAAAGAAAAGTTTTCAATGACTTTCACTTCTTCAGCAACACTAGAAATTTTGTCAACAAACTTCTCAAATGCTTTGGTGTCTGATTTTTGCCTCACAATAATCTTGACGATTTTTCCATCATACTCGGTAGCGTCAAGCATCTGATGGGGAGTATCATCATAATATACATTGTAAAACAATCTGAATGGATTGTTTACTGGAGTATGCTCCAGAGTTTCTGTATCAAAAATATGAAATCCCCTTGTGTCATTCACATCATTCCAGAACATCTCATACGGATTGCCAAGATAGAAAACCTTGCCATCATCAGATCTAGTATGATAGTGACCAGAGAAGACTTTCTTGAACTTTTGAATCAGTCTAGTATCATCTCTTGCTTCTTCCTGAACATGACCTCTGTGTGCCCTGAAACCATTTAATTCAAGGTGACCCATAGCGATCTCTGCCGTGCTCTTATCGATGGTGTCATAAGTTTCCTGACGATTATCATTATTGATCCAGGGAATAAAGACAATCTTTCTTCCATCGATTACCTCTTCGGTAGCAGAAGAGATAACCACCACATTAAGATACTCTCGTAAGAGTAAATCCACTGTGTTAATGTCGTTAGTGTCTTTGTAGTAGGCAGTATGATTACCCACAACAGTATACACGTCCACTCCCATATCACAGAGACGGTCATAGTAATTCTTTTTAGCCCACTCCAAAGACCAGAGATCAATAGACCTACGGTTGTCAAAAGTGTCTCCCATATCGATGACACATTTGATAGATTCTCTTTCAAGAGTAGGAAAAAAGACTTCATTGTAGAACTTCAGAAAGTATTCGTGAAAAAACTTACTGCCCTTTCTGGCACCGAAGTGTTGGTCAGTGATGATTGCTACTTTCATTCTGCGTGATGTGCTTTCAGATTGGGGTCAGGATTACTTTCTGTTCTAGGTTCCTTCTTCTTAATAACGATAAACTTATCAGCAGCGAATGTTCCAGCAATCTTAAATTCAAGTTCGGTGCCGTCTTCCCAGATTTCTTCACCACTCTTCTTTCGCATATCAAGAAGGCACTCAAGTTCTTTAATGATCTCAGGTGTAATTTTCATTGACGGTTCAGTTTGTAGTGAATCTTTTCTTTGATACTATTATAGTCTGAAGAGGATCCGTTTGCACCATCCTCAACAACCATCACCTGATCATATCCAGTCTTTTCGATGATCTTGGTTTTAATTTCTAGTTGCTTCTTTTCTTTTTGAATTCGACGTAAGAAGGCATAGTGAATGATTTGAGTGAAGTAAGCAAAGGGGTTAGAAGATTTTGCAGGGTCAAAATTATGAATATACTGAACACAATTTTCGATGCCATCAGAGATCATGTCCTCACGAAACATGTAATTGACAAAGTTTGGTTTATACGACAAGTGTGTAGCAATCTTTAAGAAACACTCACCAAGATAATTGGTAATCGTTGGTTTTCCTTCCCATTTCTTTGCACGCTCTTCTTTCGGTTGCTCTTTCAGATCTTTTCCAAACTTCTTCTGATAAGAGGTTTCAACCTTCTTTCTGTAAACAACAAGTGCCTCTAGCAGTTCTTTGTTGTTTACATAATGTTCTGATCTTTCTCGTGTTGGCATAACATCTTTCGATCTTTAAATTTATTTGTTTATATTATAACACAAATATACCGCTTGACACAATCACTTTTCTTCAGTAGAATCACCCTTGTGGTGGTTGTCCGAGACATCTAGCTTATATATTTCTTCTAAACTAATTCTAGCTTCTGCAACAGTTCCTAGATAACCCATTTTTTTATCTGGAGTTACCTGACCATTTTCATCTAGATCATCATCGTCGTCTAGAGTATCATCAAGGAACTTTTTGTAAAATTTTATAATTTCTTTGTTGGTTATTTCAGTGATAGTAATCACTTTATCCATGTTAATTGTATAAACATCTTCATCTGGTATCTTCATCCAGGGTTCTACTTTGACACCAGAATGAAGTCCTCTCTTGATAATTTTCATTATCACTGGGTTGCAGAGAATGACAACGCTATTGCCTTCTTTGTCTTTATCCATTGATGCAATTGAGAAGATTTCTTCTCCTGTCACCAATTTTAATACGCAGTAGAATTCATCTGTCATTTTCCTTTAGTCTGATGTTTACAAATTCATAGTTAAATTCCTCTTCATTGTAAATTTTAATTCTTTCAATGAGATGGTTGAGTGTGTAATTCTTTCTTGACTTATAGCTACAATCATCAGCAATATCATAAAGAGTAGCAGTAAATTTGTTACTACCCTTACGAAGAACCCTACCAATAGATTGCAGGTTTCTTACTCTTGATTTGCTTGGTGAGGCAAAAATAACGTTGTGAAGGTTTTTGATGTTGATACCAGTAGAGAAGGTGCCGTATGAAGCAATGATAATAGCGTTTGATTCTGCTTCTGTAATTGAACGTGCCCTTTCTCTCTCCTCTACATCAACACCACCATGAATGAAGAAAGTTTTTCTATCTTCTTTTACATTGCTATTTATCATATCGTATAGTATCTGCCCATGAGTTTCTACTCTTGAGAACAGCACAAGAGTGTTACCCTTTAGATCACAGGCAAGATTTTTGATGAAGTTGTTTCTCTGAGCGTGAGAGATTAGGTATTGAACCTCATCTTCATAGGTATCAAACTTCTGAGGGGTATGCTTTAGGATAAGAATCTTGGCATTGAAGTTAGCAAGATATCCCTTCTTAATCAGTTCCTCTGTTCTAATGATTTTGTATGCTGGTCCAAACAGTCCTTCTAAGACCCATTTGTGCGTCTGTGTGCCGTCTAAGGTGCCTGTGAACCCATATCTATACTTCGCATCACACAACTTGGTCATGATGCTTATAAGGGACTTAGACTTGAATAGATGAGCTTCGTCACCCATCACCACATCAAACCGTTCAAAGAAGGTTTTAGGTAACTTATAGATAGATTGCCAAGTGGTGATAACTACAGGAGCGTCAGTATCTTTGTCTTTACCACCATAGATTTTGTGACAATTAGCAGATGCATCCCACCCGTAATCCTCAAAGTCCTTATACATTTGCTCTACCAGACTTGTCGTGGGAACAACTAGCAGGGTATTTCTGTTGTGAGCTGTATGATATCTCACGAGTGAGTAAATCATCAGAGACTTACCTGAGGCAGTGGGAGATATCAATAATCTTCTATTGTGTTTTAGAGCATCGTATACTCCCTCTATTTGATACGATCTAGGTTCGTGACTACAGATAGACTTCATGTAATCACGGACACCCTCAAGAGAAATCATTCCATTCTCTTCGAAGGGTAGACCGTAGTATTTGTTATCTTCAAATTGATATTCATATCCCATCTCTTCACAGAACTTGACTACCTTGTGAAGGAGACCAACGTAGATTTCTCCACTAGACTGGTTGAACAATCTAATCTTTCCATCCCAATACTTGCTCCTGTATTGTGGCATGAACTTTGCCCCAGGAACTTCAAACGTAAAAGTATCAGACAGTTCCATGTACACATGGGGTTCTGCCTTAATTCGTAGATATACTTCGTTCTTCTTGGAAATGGAAACAGTGTTCATCAGAAACCTCGTTGGAAGTTCTGCCAC